TATCTAAAGCAGGATGTCATGAAACGTGCCAAGTCACATGAGAAAACTCAGGGAGCGCATCGTTCTATTTATTTGACACAGTATGGTCAGATTGATATTTACACCACCAGAAACGTAGAAGCGTTGAAAGAAATAATTAAAGTAAACCAAGGTAAAGCGGCAACGTTCAGCACAATCGCTGATGATGCTTCCTGCCAGTTGTACCGAGTAAACCACAACATTGACAATTACAGCCAAGTTGATTTGTTTGAAGCTCTCGAAGAAGCCAAGGCAATAGGGGAATGACCCAAACAAAGTAATAAGCACCAGCGTGAGAGGTCGTTGGTGCTTATCAAGAACATCTATTTCGTACTTAGGAGGTACTTTGTTGTCTTAATTATAACATTCTTTTGAAGGTGGCGACAAGAATGGAATATGACCTTGACATCAAAGACGAACGGCTGTACGACTTCTTAGCAGAAAAAGATGAGCAGGAGTCAACCGAAGAAGAATACGGCGAGTTCTACGATGAAGATTGGCAGATGGAGGATTTGGAGCGATGGAGAGATTAACAGGTGATGAGTTCTATGCAACTATACCGGAGCACTTAACGTTGCGGCAGAGAATACAGCTTCACAGGGAGCACAAGTTCTATGAATGGTGCAGAGCGATTGGCATTATCACAATGCTAATCGGTGCAGGGCTTATCGCAGGAGGTTGCCAATGAAGTTTCTACGCACGCTAAAACAAGATACATGGTTGCCATATTTCATGCCAAACGTGTGGCATTGGCTCATTTGTATCTTGTTCGCGGTAAGTATGCTTGCAGGGGCGTGGGTATGGTTATATACGCTGACACTACGAGGATTGTAATAGAAAAAGCCGCAAGGCAGATGCGGCTTTCTCAGTAAGCTGTAAAGTTGTTTAGCAAAAACGTTAAAGAGGTTATGCCTCATTATAGCACAGTAAGGAGGTTTTCACAATGAAAGAAGTCTTTAAACCGCCGTTTAATATCGATTCATTACCGGAATCGATTCAGAATATCATCCTGAGCGAACAGGAAAACAAGTTTAAATATCCGTGGGTACTGACGGGCATTGTTCGTGATTTGGATGAAGACCCGGAAACGTGGACGGTTGACTGGTGGCAGCTGATTTTCCAGCGCGGTGGTTCTGCATTGGTATATGATGTCTGGATTCACGGAAATAGCAAAACGCCGGACATTAACAAAATGCTGTTAGATGGAGATTTTTTAAAGATGATTCAGGAGGTTGCGTAATGGAAAGCATGGTTCAAATGTCACAGCGTTATAACGCTGTAATGTCGTTGGCGGAAGATGATTCTGTACCGCAGGAAGATGTGAACCGTGCCCTTATGGAAGTCATGGACGATGTAAAAAGCAAGGGCGAGAATGGCATCAACTATCTCAACAGCGTTGATGAAGCCATTGCCGGTGCCAAAGCACGCAAGAAGAAATATGACGATTATATCAAGTCGTTAGAGAACCGCAAGAAGCGTATGCTCAGGGCTTATATCGAAGCTATGCAGCAGATGGGAATGAAGTCGATTATGACAGGTGCAGGTGAGCTGAAACTGAAAAAGAATCCTCCGGCTCTCGTGATTGATGACCAGGCAAAAATCCCGTCTAAGTATGAGAAGCAGAAGATTGAGATTAGCTTGGATAAAGTGGCAATCAAGGCGGCAATCAAAGCCGGGGAAACGATTGATGGCTGTCATTTGGAGCAGGCGGTAAGCCTTAGTTATTGAGGAGGAATATTATGGACAACATGAGCATATACAACAGCCTTTGCACGCCACCGAATGATGCGCTGAAACCGATTGGTTTTGGTAATCTCAAAGGCAAGTCGGACATCAATCCACAATGGCGGTATGAAGCAGTTACGAACCAATTTGGAGCGTGTGGCGTAGGTTGGAAATACACGATTGATTCACATTGGATTCAGCCAGTCCAGCAGACAGGCGAGGTTATGGTCTATGTGATGATTAGCTTTTACTACAAAGATGGTGACAAGTGGAGCGAGCCAATCCCTGCTTATGGCGGTGATTATCTGGTCAAGAAGGACAAGAACGGCATCCACGGCAATGATGAAGCGATGAAGATGGCAGTCACCGACGCTCTTGGCACAGCAATGAAAATGATTGGTGTGGCTGCTGATGTTTACCGGGGGCTGATTGCCAACGGTGCAAGTGATTCAAAGTATGCTCGGCGTGATTATATGGCTCAGACTGCACAGAATCGCCCACAACAGCCTGCAAAACAAAATGCAGGTACTTATAAGGGAAGCACCACAAACAACGCCACAGACGAAATGAGAGCCAAAGCAATCAAAGCACTCAATGCGGAGATTGAACGCACAGGTGTGGCAGGTTCGGAAGTCGCTAACATTGCTAAGGCAAAGTACGGCAAAGGTTCCGTCAAGGAAATGACAACAGGGCAGATTTGTGACCTCACGAACCGACTCGAGCAATTCTTGATGGAGCAGATTAACGAGGCGAGCGCATGATTAACGAGCACGCGCTTGGTCACATTGTTGATATTGATGAGGGAGGAACAGCCACAATCAAGGCTGTTCTCCCAAACATCTTTCACGCTTGCGACAGAAAATATGATTCGGTTGAGATTATCCTGCCCGATGGCAGGCGCATCTCTCCAGAACAAAGACGGCACTGCTATATTCTCATCTCGGAAATCGCCGAGTTTATCGAAGGTTACAGGACAGCAGAAACCATCGAGGACACAAAGCAAATGCTGAAACTAGAGTTTATGGTTCGCCGTATGGAGGATATAGAGCGCAGGATGTTCTCGCTGTCAGATACTTCAATGACAGTCGCGCGAGAGTTTATCACGTTCTTGATTGACTTCATCATCCGGCACGACATACCGACAAAGGTTTCACTCTTGGAGCATTGCGAAGATGTGAGCAGATATGTTTACTCATGCCTGGTCAATAAGAAGTGCTGTATCTGCGGAAAGCCTGCTGACCTGCATCATGTTCAAAGCGTTGGCAGTCAAGGTTATCGCGACAAGATAAACCATATCGGATTGGAAGCATTGCCGTTATGCCGTGAGCATCACACCGAGAGCCATACCAAAGGTCAAGTTGAGTTTATGGAACAGTATCATCTTGAGCCAATCAAGATTGATGCTAAAATAGCCAAAATTTACAAATTGAACACAAAGGAGAAATGAATTATGAACATCGTAGCATTAACTGGCAGACTGACCGCAGATACCAACGTTAAATATACGCAGAGTGGCAAGGCGGTATGCACTTTTGATATCGCAGTAGATGATGGCTATGGCGATAACAAGCAGACGTATTTTCATCGTATCGTTGTCTGGGGGAAAGCAGCAGAGTCTTGTGGCAACAATCTGAGCAAGGGCAGTAAGGTCAATGTCAAAGGCAAGCTGACCAGCCGGAGTTACGAAAGCAACGGACAGAAGAAATACATCACCGAGGTTGTGGCTGATACCTATGGCGGTGTTGAGTTTCTGAGCAGTAAAAAACAGAGTCAATCGAATCCGATTGAGGATGAGGTCGTCCCGTTCTAGGAGGTAGCTTATGAATCAGATAGAGCAAACGTTTTATGATGCGTATGTCGCGCATGATAATGCATGGAGAGTTGATAAGCACATACCGCTTGTCACGCCAGATAAATTACCTTTGAAACCGCAGTACAAAATAGCCGGATATATAGTTGATTTCTTGTATGAAGAAAAAATCGACAATACCAAAGATTTATTCTTGCGGGTGGCCGTAGAAATTGATGGGCAGGAAAGTCATAAAACAAAAGCCCAGAGGTTAGATGATTATCAGCGTGAGAGATTCTTGCAAAAGAAAGGCATCCATGTTGTGAGGTTTACTGCAAGCGAGGTTTATGTAGATGCTGAAAGTTGCGTTTGCGAGCTGGAACAGATAGTACATAAACTTATCAGAAACGTAAACAATATCATCGACTATGGAATGAAGATAGAAGATGAAGTGCTAAAAGATATGGGCTTGCTGAAAGAAAAGAAGGGATAACTCCATGATATATTCGTTTGACGAAAGAGTTGCCAAAGAAGTCGGAGTCAATGCAGCTATAATCTTGGACAAGTTTACATGGTGGATACGACAGAACGCATCCAACGAAAGAAATTTCCATGATGGACGCTATTGGACATTCAATTCTACTAAGGCGTTAACTAGTATGTTCCCGTTCTTCAATGCTAAGCAGATAGGTCGCATCTTGAAGAAGTTAATCGATGATGGCTATCTGCTGACAGGCAACTACAACAAAGTGGCTTTTGACCGAACACTCTGGTATACGCTATCGGATAAAGGCGAAATGCTCATGCAGGGCGAGGAAATGCATTTCCCAAAAATGGGAAATGAGATTTCCCAAAAACGGGAAATGAGATTTCCCGAAAATGGGAAACCTATACCAGTAACTACCAGTAATAAAACCATTGACTATAATATGCGCAAAAGCGCAAAGGTGGAAAAAGACGCTAAATATGAAGAAATGTTCACCATCTTCTACAATGCCTATCCAAAGAAGAAAGATAAGACTAAGGCTTTTAATGCTTTCAAGAAGCTAAAGCCTACACAGGAGCTTTTAGATAGTATCTTAAAAGCCTTAGAGTGGCAAAAGCAAACAACAGATTGGCAAAAGCAGGGCGGTCAGTTCATCCCTTACCCTGCAAGCTATCTTAATGGGCGCAGGTGGGAAGACGAGAAACAGGTTAACGTTTCTTTGCCGGATGATGACTATGACCCTGACAACAGAGCAAGTCTATGGATAAGTGGGTGATTGTATGGAGCTGTCAGATAGAACAACAGAAGAAAACGTGCTGGCACTTCTAATGAACACGAAGGATAAAAAAGTCAAGGCAGATGTATTTGCCAAGATTGATTCAGACCTGTTCTATTATGAGCCGAACAAGCAGTTATTCCTTCTTCTCTTTGATTGTTACATGGCAGGAGAAGAAACAACACACGAGGCAGTAAGCAAACGGCATCCGAAAGAGCTGATGGAGGTTGCCAAGAAGCTACCGACCAGCATTGTGCAGATGGCGTTAGGGTTCAATCAGATGGATTTTGACAAGAAGCTATTGGACAAGAGCGAGGATATGATAGGGCTGATGGCTGACAGCCTGCGGATAAAGAAGCAGATGCGCGACCTGCACGAGATACAGATTAGCATTGCGGCAGGCTTAGAAGCCCAGGAGTTACCTGCTAAGATCTACGACAAAGTAGAAACGCTCCTTCTCAAAAACAATTCATCAAGCTCTAAGCGTTCTTACTTATCGCCTAAAGATATGGGCTTGCTGATGATTGAAGCGGCGGCGGAGCGCATGGACAAGACGAAACGCAATAACGAAATGATGTTTACGTCGTTTGCAAAAATCAACAACGCATCAGGCGGGTTTGAAAAAGGCAATTTAGTTATTTTGTCAGCAGGTAGTGGCGTTGGTAAGTCGGCATTGGCTATCAATCTTGTTCGTGATGTGGCGTATGTCTCGCATAAGTCAGTGTTATATCTCAACAGCGAAATGACGAACAAACAACAGGCACAACGATATAATGCGCTGCTGGCTAGAGTATCACATAGAGCATTAAGAAACGGTGAAATTACTGGCGAACAGTTTAGCGAGATAAACCGAGTAGCAAATGATTTTTCAAAGCGAGAAATCCACACTATCACGATACCGGATATGCAGCTATCTCATGTCGTTGCCGAGATTAAGCGCATGAAAACAAGAAGCAATGTCGAGTTCGTAGTGGTTGACTATATCGGGCGCATGGACATCTCAAAGACATTCGGTAGGGATTTGCAGGAGTGGCAGGTCATGGAGCAGATAGCACGCGACTTGAAAAACCTTGCACTTGAACTTGACATCGTTATTGTGATGGTGGCGCAGCTATCCAGCAATGGCGAAACGCTTGCCAAGGCATCGAGCATGAAGAACGAATGTGACCTCTGGCTTAACCTAAAGCGTGTCGGTAAAGAGGATTTGAAAAACTATTACGATGCGACAGGTGAAAAGTTAGAGAAGTGGTGGAATGTGATTCTTGAATTTAGAAAAGCCCGCAGTGCGCAGTTTGGCGCAAAGATACTCATGCACTTCTATGGTGATGAGTTAGTGTTCACAGACAACGAAGAAGAAGCACAGAAATTCATGGCGTTGGAGAATCAACAATGTGGTACTTAATCGGCGTTGACGATGATGGAGAACGGCATCGTTTCAACCAATGCGATACCGAAGAAGAAGCACAGGCACTCTTAGCAAGAGCAATGCCTGCACAGGCGAAGATGATTGCCCCGTATGTCGAAGCGATTGAGCAAGCAAGACAAGATGAAATCGAGGGCAGAAATGTGGGGCTTTATTATTCGGATTATCTCGGTTGGAAAATGCAGGGCTTTTACGTTGAACACTTCGAGATTGAGGAAAGAGATGATTATTAGTGAAACCATTGCCAAAAGTAGAAGTCAATAACCCTTGGCTCAAAGATTTGAGCGACCAGGGCAGGGAGCAGGTCGAACATGAACTGGCACGACAGCAGAGGGCACTCAAAAGCGTACTGGCTGGCAAAATGCCGCAGAGAATCGCAAGACGAATTATCCAACGGTCACAGCGCAGAGTGAATTACATCATTGCTGACGAGCTTGTGAAGTGCAAGGCATAGACTTATATAGGCAAGGCATAACAAGCATGTTCTAGGGGTAATGAGCACGAGCACAAATGAATTTCAGGAGGATATATGTAATGAGTTTGGCAAGAGCGAGGGCACGGAAGCTGAAAAAGCAGGCGAGTGCTGGCGATAAACGAGCAAGACGCGAGGTTATACGCGCTGAGCAAAATATCAATTTGTCCTATGCTAAACGGTACAGGATTGAGCAGGCTTATCGGAAAGCGGTCATAAACAATCTATGGCTGATATACCGCTACACAATGCACATCAAGTATGGGTTTGGCAAGGATAGATTAAATCGCTTGCGTGATAAAACATGGAATGAATTTGAGGCAATCATGTCAGGATATGTGAGTGTAGCAGAGATAAACAATTATCTGAAACAAGATATTGATTTCGACTGCGGCTTATGCACAAAAGACCCTAAAGCGGACAGGACAAAGCAGATTGAGGATAAAGCAATCCGGGATTTGTCAGCGGCTTTTATGATGGCGTTACTGGACGAATTTAATTATAAAGGCAAGAAGCTAAAAAAAATTTGTCAATATGCGTTTGACATAAACGACAAAATTATGAACGGTGAACTGAGATATAGCGACATTAGAGCAAAGATGGCAAAAGTGATGGAAAGAGGGAATAAACATGATTGAAGTAAAGGCTATGTTTACAGAAAAAAGCGATGCGCTGCTATTAGTAGAACAAGCGCAGAAAAAAGAGCAGGAGCATTTGAGAACGTTTCAGGACGGCTACGCAGAAGGTTATAGTGATGGCTGGGATAAGGCATTGGGTAATGTGCAGGTTATCTTAAAACGCTACAGCATTGGCGGTTGCAAAGAGTTGAAGCCAGCAACAAAGTTTGTAAAGCGGTTGTCACTTACAGAACAGATAGCCAAAATTCACAGTGAGTATCTGGAAGTCATGAGCGCGGTTATTCACAACGAGGGCAAAATGCGGATAGCCGAAGAATTAGCGGATATTCAAGAGGCGTGTGAAACGGCAATGGCTATCTTGGGATTGAGCGAACATGAACGCCAGAATGTACGGAAAAAAGTCCTTTGCAAAAACGCCAGCAGAGGTTATTACGGAGGCACGAAAGATGAAAGAGAAACGAACACGCAAGACAGGTTATAACAAGACCCGGCTGTTAAAAGAGCAGATTCGCAAATGTCATGACGTATCTTGTGAAATGATAGAGCGCGAGAAGAAAAAGCCGAATATCAATATTCCAAAGCCGAAGAAAAAGACACGCTGGTGTGGCGGCTTTTGTAAAATTTGCGGGGAACACATGGACTGCATAACGCATTTACACGCAGAGATTCATGGTTATAAGTCAGCAGAAGATTTAATAGCAGCAGGGCAAATAGTATTTGATTGAGGTGAGCAAAAATGAGCCGTAGATATACAGGCGTTATAGATATTAACGGCAGGAAAATATATACGGGTGATAAAGTTAAAATGCACTATTTCTACGAAGCGCATGATTACCATACATTAGGAGCGTATGAAGGCGAAACAGAAGTAGTTGGTGTTGTGGGGCATTGTTGGGGAAAGTTTTACACAGAACAAGAAGAACGACATTACTATAATGGCAAACTTGAAACGGTACATTGCAGATACTATTGGGATAGATATTTGCAAGAACCGGAAGAAGAATTGGAAGTTTTACGAGGTGAGCGACAATGACTAAGAAAGAGTTCTGGAAATTAGTAGCGGCAAATATGAATTGTGATACTTGTCCTGTTAATATTGTAAAAACTGATAATAATAGCGGTTGTTATAAAGATTGCGCAGGCGAATTAAAGAAGGTCTATGAGCAATTGGAGCGTGAAAGCAATGACGCTTGATGAAGCGATTAAAAAAGTAGAGCACTATTGGTACACAGGTATGGATGATTATTTCACATATGATGAAATTTTTGAATTAGAGGAAATGCTGAAAGAGCTGAAAGAGCGCAGGGAACGAGAGGACAAAGAATTAGAGGAACGGTCATTAGAGATTGAGCGTGATGATTGGGAGCGTGAAGAATAATGAGAATTAGTGCTAAAGCAAAAGTAATTGATTGGCGGTCAGTCTATGCAGGGGAAGTCTGAGATTGTGGAGGATAAAAATGATGGCAGAAAATAAAATGGAGCAGGTCGCTGCAATGTTTGGGAAACGTCTTGGTGAAATGTTTACAGTAGAGTGGGGTAGTCCAGACTTTATGTTCGATTGTCGATTTGACGAGTACGGCTTATATGTGTTTGGTGTACCGCCTTTTTCAGATTATTTTAGGGAGAGATTATTGTACGATTTATTAAAAGGTAAGGCGGTGATTGTCGATGAATAAAAGCCCGGCAACAAAGAAACGTATTGCATGGGGGCGTGTGTTGAAACGCATGAAAGAACACGGCGGTTATTCGATGGCTGATGTTGAAACTTTCCCTATGTTTCTAAAGCGTAATTTCCTAAATGTGCCATACGTTCACACAAAAAACAGACAGAAAGTAAGGTACAGACTGTTACGGAGGTTAGATTAAATGCTGAAACGTTTAAGCTGGCGTATACAGCCAGTCGAACAAATCCGCAAACGCAAACAACGGCGCAGAGATATGTGGGAGAGACATCAACAATTCGTTGAGTTCGTGAAGAAAGAAAAAGCGAAAGAAGGCGAAAGAATGAATGGTTACTGCAAGCCGAAAGATATAGGCTTCTATAAAAGCAGTGAAATAACAGTTTTTGTTCGGCTAAATCAAAAATGGCAGTATAAATATGGCATGAGAAATGGGGGAAGTCTTGTTACAGTAAGTCGCGATAATGTCATTTTATATTTGTCTAAAGATGCTTTTGAAAAGGAGTGGGAAATTGACAGATGAAGAACTAGAAGCGATTAAACTCCTGCCCTGTCCTAGTTGTGATAGCACAATGACAAGCGTGAGGCGGGCATCTAACGAGTGGTGGCTGGTGGGCTGCTTAGATTGCTGGAACAAAAAGCAATGCACGAGAGAATATGTCGTAGAAGCGGCAAGAAAGTTTAATGATTATGCAAGAAGGTGCGGAAAATGAAAACTGATGAATTGAAAATGGCAAAGTTTTTGTTGAAAAAAGTTGACAAAGAATATCCGTCATTGTTTAGAAATGGCAAACTTATTAGCCCGTATGGTGCA